TGCACGTGCAGGGGGCGGGGCACTCCAGCCCCCAACCTCCCATCGAGAATGTGAGGAATGCCCGAAATGACTCTGCAGGACTGGATGACCCGAGGCTCCACCCGGAAGGAACAACCCGTGACCGAAACCCCCGAACCCGCGCCCGAACCCAAACCCAACCGCTGGGCGACCGCGCCCGACTCCGACTGGCTATCCGCATGGGCACAGATCGCGCTTGAGGCCGGCCGCATCGAGATGGGCCACCAACTGGCGAGCCTCGCAGTACGGGCGTACCGCTACGAGCAGCACCCGAAACCGCTGCACGCCGCGCCCGACCCCGACCCGATGGCGGCCGGGGAGGACATGACCACGCAGGCCCCCGCGATACACGCCGAACCCGACACCGCCGTCGGAACCGCCACCGCCCCGCCAGCGATCACCCCAAACGGGCGATGCGTCATGACGACCCCCGGTGGTATGGCCTGCCACGCCGTCGCGTTCTACGACCCCGGCCGCAACGCCTGGACACACATGGATGGAGCCCTGGACCAGCTGCACATCCCCGTCGTGCCCCACGCATCGCCGACCAGGGGCGACAATTGAACGTGCTCATGGTGCACCGCGAGTCCCGCGCCTCAGTGGCGATCATCACCTGTGACAAGTGCGTGACCGCGTGGCGCCCATCGAACAACACCATGGCCGACCTGGGCGCCACCATCTCGCACGCCCTCGATCACGTCTGCGATCCGGGCCGGCCGAGCGTCGCACCCGTCGCGTATCGTGACGCAGGGGGAAGTACGGCTCGGGATTGAGCACGCAATGCGGACGGCGGTCCGGACCACCCAGGTGATGGTGGGGTTCCGGCCCGCCGTCTTTGCGTGCGAGGATGCCGACGGGTCGCAGAATCCTGTGAGTAAGGGCTGGGCAGGGGGCAGTACCAGGGCGTGGCGAAGGACTCGCGCCCTGGTACTACAGCGCGATCGCAACCTCTGTCAGCTACGCCTGGCCGGATGCACCGGCATCGCCACGTGCGCCCACCACACCCGCGGCCGCGCCGCCACCGGCGACGATCACCGCTTCCTGGTCGCAGCGTGCGACTCGTGCAACCTCAAGATTGGCGACCCGACCAAGCACGCCGACCCGCCAAACCAAGGAGTGACCAGATGGTGAAGATCATCCCGTCCGCGTTGCTGACGGTCCGGACGTACGCCAACGGCGAGTGGGTCCAGTCTCTGTGCACGGCATGCGGACTGTCCTGGAATACGCCGATGGCCAGCGAAAGTCTGCCCGGCCAACTACTCGACGCGATAGATCACACGCTTAGATGCGGCACGGTCCCGCCCGATCGCGCGCACTGGACATGCATCGACGTAAGCACGATTGGACAGGCGCGCGGTACGAAATTTGTCTGCGGTCCCGATTGTCCGCCGGTTTTTTCCGGCGGGCCGGGGGCCCCGGACACCCCGCTCTGTCTTTCTCCCTCCCCGGCCCCGCCAACAATTTTCCCAACCGATCGGTAACGATCCGTGACGATGCTGAGCCGTACGCGCGCCGCGCTCCGGTCTACGCCCCGGATGGACCGGGACGCCGCGGCTGTGGACCTCGCGCTGAGGCACGCCAAGCATCTCGATGTGCTCTCCGATGCGCTCACCGAGCTGGACCCGATCGAAAACCCGTCCGATTACCGCCGGGTGGTCGCGTCGTACCGCGATTTCGCCCGCATGCTGCAGGAGACGCTTGATCGACTTGGGATGAACCCGGCCGCGCGGCCCGTGCGTCCCGCGGGAACGGAGGCCGGTGGTGACCCTGCATCTGCTGCCCTCGACGGGCTCCGAGCCGACGCCGCTGCCGGTACCGCTGGGGTCGATTACGCCGCGGTTGTGGACCCGGCCGTTACGGAAGCTGACGCCGCAGACTAGCTACGGCTTCCGGGTCATCTGGTTCGCCGCGACCATCCTGCGCGAGCCCCTGGACCCGTGGCAACAGTGGGCGGTGATCCACCTCGGCGAGCTGCTCGATGATGGGCGGCCGCGGTTCCGGCAAATCCTGATCCTGGTCGCCCGGCAGAACGGCAAGACCCACCTATGCAAGGTCCTCGCGCTGTACTGGATGTTCGTCGAACGCCAGCCGATGATCTTCGGGACGTCGACGAAACTGGAGCAGGCCAAGAAGGCGTGGCGCCTGACGATCCGCACCGCCCAGCGCAACCGGGCGCTGCGCGGCCGCGCGCTGAAACCGCGGGTCGCGAACGGGCAGGAGATGTTCTCCACCGTCGACGACTGCGTGTACACGATCGGCGCGTCCGACGCCAAGGGTGGCCGCGGCGACTCGATCGACCGGCAGATCGGTGACGAGTTACGCGAGCAACACGACTGGGAGGCGTACAACGCGGCCGCGTACGCGATGAACGCCCGCCCCTACGCGCAGGCCGTGTACATCACCAACCAGGGCGATAGCCGGTCGGTGGTGCTCAACTCGCTGCGTACCGCGGCGCTGGCCGGAACCGACCCGCGGCTGGGCATCCTGGAATGGTCGGCGCCGCCGGGCACCCACCCGATGGATGTCGCCGGGTGGGCCGCGGCGAACCCGCAGCTCGGCCGGCGCCGCGGCGCGGTCCCGGCGATGGACGTCGACACGGTTCGCGGCGCCGCGCAACGCGTCGCCAAACCCGGTGCGGACCCGGCCGAGCTGACCGGTTTCCTCACCGAGGTGCTGTGCATGGCGGTCGACCAGCTGGACCCGGCGATCGACCCGGCCGCCTGGAAGTCCTGCGAGGACGTCGGCCCGCTGAACACCGCCGACCGGGCTGGCCTGGCCGCGTGTGTCGACGTCGCGCCGAACCTGCAGCACGCGACCCTCGCCGCCGCGCAAATTCTCGAGGACGGCCGGGCCCGCGTGGAGACGATCGCCGCGTGGGACGGGCCGGACACCCTGGCCCGGCTACGCGCCGAGCTGCCCGCGTGGATCGCCAAGGTGCGGCCGCGGTCGCTCGGCTGGTATCCGGGCGGCCCGGCCGCCACCCTCGATGCGGATCTCCGCGATCGTAGTAAGGCCGGCCGACACAGTTGGCCGCCGCGCGGGGTCACCGTCGCCGAGATCAAGACGGACACCCCGGCCGTGTGCATGGGCTTCTCCGCGCTGGTCGACCAGCTCCAGGTCGCGCAGTCCGGGCAGGAGCTGCTGACCACGCAGATACAGCAGGCTGAGAAACTCACGGTGGGGGACCGGTGGATCTTCACCCGCCGCGGGATCGGGCAGGTCGACGCTGTCTATTCGGCCGCCGGCGCCGTCCACCTCGCCCGCACGCTGCCGACCAAACGGCCGGTTTCGCGGCGCGCCCGATCTAGCTCGTGACGAAACATCATGGTGAAAGATTTCACGGCCTACACTCCCGATCATGGGATGGTGGTCCGCTGCCGTTGAGCAGGTGAGACAGCTGGTCGGGCTGCCGCGACCGATCACGCTCGACCTGCAGCCGCTGCACACGTTCGACCTCGCGCCGCAGCCGGTCGACCGGCTGCTGACCGCGCTGCGCACCGGGCAGGGACCGGTCAGTCGGGAGGAAGCTCTCTCGGTCGCCGCGGTGCAGCGTGGCCGCAACGAACTGTGCTCGATCGCGACCCTGCCGCTACGGCTCTACCGCGGCGTCGACGTGATCCAGTCGGCGTTACTGCGCCAGTTCGACGTCGACGTGCCCAACGTCGTGCACCTGGCGATGACGATCGAGGATCTCGCGCTCGAGGCGATCGCGTGGTGGGAGGTGACCGGGCAGGATTTCGACGGGTTCCCCGTCGCGGTCCGCCGGATCGACCCGTGCCGGGTCAAGATCAAACGCCCGGACGGGCCGCCGCAGCCCGGCGACGCCCGGTGGGTGTGGATCCGCACCGAGGACGACAAGGCGTGGCGTCAGATGCCGGCCTCGCTGATGATCCGGTTCGACTCGCCGAACCCCGGGATTCTGAAGGCCAACGCCAGGGTGATCCGGATCGCCCGGCGTCTGGACGAACTGACCGAGATGTACGCGGCGAACCCGGCGCTGCGCGAGTACTTCACCGACGCCGACGATCCGTCGGTGGACCCGATGGAAGACGACGAGATCGCCGCGTTTCTGGCGGAGTACGGCACGATGCGCCAACAGCGCCCCTACGGCTGGATTCCCAGCACGGTTAAACGCGCCGACGTCACCATGCCGTCGCCGAAGGATTTGACGCTGGTCGACCTGCAGCAGCAGGTGATGATCGCGATCGCGAACGCACTCGGGGTCGACCCGGAAGACATCGGGGTGTCCACCACGTCGCGCACGTACCAGAACGAGGACGCCCGCCGCCGCGACAAGATCAACCGCATGTATGCGCCCTACATGACAGCGATCACCGACAGGCTGTCGATGGGCGACGTCACCCGCCGCGGGCAGCAAGTGAAGTTCGACCTCAACGACTATCTGAAGCCCGACCCGGCCGGCCGGATCGCCTACTACCAGGGCATGAAAGATCTCATCGGACTTGACCCGGCGTGGATCGCTGCGCAGGAAGGTATCCCTGTGAACGCTTTCACCCCGCCCGTGGCCGCGCCCGTTCCGCCGGCGCCCGCCCAGAACGCTCTGCCGGTCCGGGTTCGGTCGCAGCTCGGGCAGTTCGCGCAGGACGGTCCGGCGTTCCGGTTCCATGCGTCCGATTTCGCGTCGCCGCCGCCGGCGCCGACCGTCGACGAAGCGGCCCGGACGATCACCGGCCTCGCCGTGCCGTACAACGCGGTCGCCTCCAAGTACGGCCTCAAATACAGCTTCAAGCCCGGGTCGCTCGAGTACTCCGACCCGGCGCGCATGTCGCACCTGAAAGACCACACGACGCCGGTGGGGTTCCACCGGTCGGTGACCGATTCCGCTGCCGGCCCGGTGGTGGAGCTTGCCGTCCTGGACGGGCCCGAGGGCAGCCCAGCAAAGGCTGAACGTGATCAGCTGCTGTACGACGCGGCGCACGGCCTTTACACCGGTCTGTCGGTCGGCGTCGATTTCAGCCTGGACCCGGAGGACGGCGACGTGGAGATCGGCGAGGACGGCGTTTACAACGTCGTCCGCGCGACCTGGCGTGAGACGTCGTCGACGTACATGCCTGCATTCGACGACGCCCGCGTGACCAAAGTGGCCGCGAGCTTGACAGGAGGAGCCCCGATGGATCCGTGCCCGCACTGCGGTCAGCGGCACGCGCCGAACATCGCTTGCGCGACGTTCGCCGCCCAGCTGCGCGCCCAGAACCCGCCGCCGGCGCCCGCCGCCCCCGCGCCCGCCGCCCCGCCGATGACCTTGGCGCAGTACCAGGCGTGGCTCGACCTGCAGCAGCCCGCCGCACCCCCGGCGTTGCCGGCCGGCCCGCCCGAGCAGCCGACGCCGGTCAGCCCACAACAGGCGGTCCACGTCGCTGAGCCGCTGCCGTACCGGTACGACCGCAACGGCAACCTGCGCGACGGTACCCACGATTTCAGCGGGGATATCGCCGCCGGTTACAACCCCAACTACCACGGGGACCTGGACCCGGTGGCCGCCCAGGGCCGGATCGAGGCCTGGCTCAAGCACGCGTTCGACCCGGCCGCCCCGGACCTCGGTCGCCTCGATCCGCCCGGCGACGCCGCTCAGCAGACGTTCGCGATCACGCCGGCCAACGTGGTCAACCTCAACTACCCGGCGAACCGGCCGGACCTCTACGTCGACCAGCTCGACTACCTCTACCCGATGTACGAAGCGTTCAACAAGGGCACCCTCGACACGGTCACCCCGTTCGTGATCCCGAAGTTCAACAGCTCCAGTGGCCTGGTCGCTGATCACGTCACCGGCACCGAGCCGACGCCGGGCGCGTTCACCGCGACCGCGCAGACCATCACCCCGTCCGCGCTGTCGGGCAAGGTGGAGATGACCCGCGAGGTCCTGGACCAGGGTGGCAACCCGCAGGCCTCAGGCCTCATCTGGAGGCAGATGGTCCGCGGCTGGTATGAGGGGATCGAAACCGCGATCCAGGCGTTCTTCGTCGCTCAGGCCGCGTCGATCCCGGACATCACGCTTGGTGTGGCAGTCACCGACGCGGCCATGGACCAGTCGCTGGCGTCGGCGATCACCGCGCTGCAGTACATCCGCGGCGGTGACCGCTACTCGAAGGTGTTCACCCAGATCGACCTCTACCAGAAGCTCGCCAAGGCGGTCGACACGGCCGGCCGGCCGTTCTATCCGACGTTCGGGGCGATGAACGCGTCGGGGGAGATGGGCGCGGCGCAGAACTACCTGAACGTGCGCGGTAAGACGTTCGTCCCGGCGTGGGCGACCGCGGCCACCGGCTCGGTCCTCGCCTCGAGCTGGATGATGGACCCCGACGTCGTCGGCGTATGGGTGTCCACCCCGCAGCGCCTCGACCTGCAGTGGCGCGTGGCGTGGGTGGATATCGGCATCTGGGGCTACAAGGCCCTGGCCATCACCGACTTCACCCGCACCCGGGAACTCACTTACGACCCGGTATAGGGATTACAAGGCCCGGGGCCACTCACGCCCCGGGCCGCCCCGGGCCCTCAAATCCGTTGCTACGTAAGGAGATCCGATGTCGGAGACGAAAGACGAGATCGCCGCAGACCGCGACCGGCTGCAGGCGGAGAACGAGAACCTGCGCGGGCAGTTGGCGGCCGCGGGCGCGACCCGGACCGCCGGGCAGGCCCCGCCGGCGCAGCACCGGTTCCAGCTGTCCGAAGGTGACCGGCAGGAGCTGGAGATCCGCGGTGTGGTGAACATCGGCGGCCGGTTGTGGACCCGCGACGAGGTCCTCGCCGAGATGGCCCGGACCGGCCCGGACGCGGCCGGCCACAACGACCAGTCGGCGGTGGAGATCGCGGAGGCGCCCGAGGGCACCCGGATCGACCCGGGTCTACTGCCGGGCCGCACCGGGCCCGGGATCGCCGGGGTCGACTTCGTCTACCCGTCGGTGGAACGCGGCAAGATCGACCCGGCCGTGGCCGGTACCCCGGGTATCAGCGGGCCGGCCGCCGGCGAGCCCACCGAGGACGCCTGACCGATGACCTGGCAGCCGGACTACATCACCGCTACGGATGTAGCGGCATACCTGCGTGTCGGCGATACGGTCGACAACGCAGAGTTCGGCATCTGGGCTACGGCCTCATCACGCGCGGTCGACAAGAAAACCAACCGGCAGTTCGGGCAGCTGGCCGCCCCCGCGGCGCGCGTGTACCGGACGGCTCCGTGGTACGACTCGACGACGGGCATGTGGCTACTGGAGATCGACGACCTGCAGGACGTCACCGGGTTTCTGGTCAACGGGGTCGCCTACGCCAGTTCGTCGACCGTGCTGCTGCCGGACAATGCCCCAGCCAACGGGGTGCCGTGGACCCGGCTCGGTTTCATCGCCCCGCCGATCCTGCCCGGTCCCGGGGTGCCGATCACGTACACGCTCACCGGCCGGTGGGGGTGGACTGCCGTGCCGTCGCAGGTGATCGGCGCGTGCAAATTGCAGTGTGCGCGGTGGAACGCCCGCCGGGACAGCCCGTTTGGGATCGCCGGGTCGCCGGACACCGGCGGGGAGTTGCGGCTGCTGGCCAAGCTGGACCCGGACGTGGCCACCACCCTCGCGGGGCTGTCCCGCCGGCGCCGGGTCGGCTGATGAACCTCGATACGGCGATCAAGGAGCTGGGCACGGCCGCGGGCACTATCAGCGGGCTGCGCGTGTATCCGTGGGCTGCGAAAGCGGTCACCCCGCCCGGGCTGATTTTCGCGCTGCCGCAGGACATCACCCCGAACGAGACCTACGCCCGGGGCGGTATGCGGATCAAAGACCTGCCGGCGATCCTGCTGGTCGGCGCGGCCGCGTCCCGAACCTCGCTGGCCGCGCTGTCGGCGTACTGCGCCGGGTCGGGAGCCAAGTCGCTGGTGACCGCCTGGCAGAACTACGCCGGATACACCCAGATCCAGGCGATCAACATCCCTCAAATCGAACTAGTTGAGGCCAAGTTGGCCGGTACTGACTACCTGGCCGCGATCTTTCACCTGGACGTCATCGGCTCTGGGACCACGTAAGGGAGGACAGCAATGGCGTTCGTTCACGGCCGTACCACGAAGCTGACGGTGGCCACCAAGGACATCAGCCCGTACACGAAGACGTCGTCGTTTGAGAAGTCGGCGGACGTGCATGACACCACCGGCTACGGGGCGACCGATCACACGAAGGCGCCCGGTCTCGGTGATGGCAAGTTCACATGCGGCGGTACGTACGACAACACCGCCTCGGTCGGGCCGCGTAACGCCCTGCTCGCGCTGGTGGCTACCAGCGTGGCAGTTGTGCGTAACCCGGAAGGCACCGGTAGCGGAAAGCCCAACGACGCGTTCACCGGGGTACTGACCAAGTACACCGAGACCAACCCCGTGGACGACATGATCACCTGGGCGGCGGAATTTGAGATCTCCGGCCCCGTCACCACCACCGCACTGCCGTAAGGAGATCACACGATGGGCGCACTCACCGCGACAACACCCACCCGGGCCGGGACGACAACCACCGGCGCTCCGGTCGCCGCGTCGGACACGATCGCGTCTGCATTGCTCGGCTCGGTCGGCGCATTCCTGGAGATCATCAACGGGAACGCGTCGCCGGATTCGATGACTATCTCCGACGCGTCCACCACGGTCACCGGCGCGGCCGCCGCGGCGAATGCGCCGTCGGTCACGAACGCCACGTCGAAGATTTTCAAGATCGTTCCGTCGCAGGCTGACCCGATCACGCAGCTGGTGACGATCACGCACAGCGTGACCACCACGGTCACGTACAAGCTCTACCCCCTGGGATGATCATGACAAATTTGACGCGGGCGCAGATCCTGGCCCGTAAGACCGGTAAGGGCACGGCGACGCTGCCTGACGGATCGACGGTGGCGATCCGGGCCCTGACCCGCGATGAGGTCCTCGACATGCAGCAGCTGAAAGAGCTGTCGGCGCAGGACAACTTCATCATCGCGACCGGCATGACTGATCCGAAGATGACGATCAACGATGTCGCCGCGTGGGCGGCCGCCGGCGCCGCCGGGGATCTGGTCGCGGTGTCCGATGCGATCGCCGAGCTGTCCGGTCTGAAGCAGGGCGCCGGGAAAAGCGGCGTATCTGGCGCTGGAGAACAACCCGGACCTTGAGTTTGAGTACTACCTGGCGCAGAAGCTGGGGATGACGGTGGCCCGGCTACGCCAGGAGATGGACAACGGCGAGTTTCTGCGCTGGACCCGGTTCTACGCGCGTAAGCAGCAGCGCGAGGAACTGGCACGGAAGATGGGAGGCTGAGGGTGGCCGAGAAGATCACGGTGACGGGGCTCCGCGAGTTTCAGCGCGCCCTGCGCGACATGGACGCCAACCTCCCCAAGCAACTACGTCTCGTCCTGAACGAGGCCGGTCAGCTGATCGTCTCCTACGACCAGGCGCACATGCCGCGCAGGTCGGGCCGGGCCCGTGCCAGCGTCAAGGTGCGGTCCTCCCAGCGGGAGGCTCGGGTCGCCGTGGGCGGTAACCGGGCCCCGTATGTGCCCTGGCTGGATTTCGGCGGTGAGGGACGCCATAAGGGCCGGCCGCCGGCCCGCCCGTTCATCAGGGAAGGCCGGTACACGTACGTCGGGCTGCGCGTGCACCGCCAAGACATCACCGACCTGATGTCTGTCGGCCTGACCGAGCTGGCCCGCACGGCCGGGCTTGAGGTGACCTGATGGCCAACCAAGTCACGCTCACGTTCGCCGGCGAGGAAAAGCCGCTCACCGACAGTTTCGGCCGGGTCGGCGGCGCGGCCAAGAAGATGGACGAGGACGTCGGCTCCGCGGCGCGCACCATGGACGAGCACGGCAACGCCCTGGAACGCACGGGCGGGCACGCCGACAACGCCGAACGTAACCTGATCGGTGTTCACGACGTGATCGACGGCACCGCGACGATCATGAAGGGCCCCGGCAAGGATGGGATCGTCGCCTACATTCAGGGCTGGGCGGACCTGGCCGGTGGTATCGCGCCGATCTTCGAGTGGCTGTCCAAGACGAAAGTGGCCACGCTCGCTCAGGCGGCCGCGCAGAAGATCGCCGCGGTGGGCGCGAAAGTGTGGGCCGCCGGCCAGTGGGTGCTGAACGCGGCGTTGTCCGCGAACCCGATCGGTCTGGTCGTCATCGCGATCGCCGCGCTGGTCGCGCTGTTCGTCCTCGCGTGGAAACACTCGGAGACGTTCCGCAAGATCGTCATCGGGGCGTGGAACGGGATTAAGGCCGCGGCCCTGTCCGTGGGGCGCTGGTTCACCGACACCCTGTGGCCTTGGTTCAAAGCGGTCGGTGACCGGATCGCGGCGATGTTCCACTCGATCCCCGGGAAGATCAAGTCCGCGTTCTCGGGCCTGTTCAACATCCTGACTTGGCCATATAGGACGGCGTTCAACTTCATCGCCACCGCCTGGAACAACACCATCGGGCGCCTGCACTGGACGGTCCCGGACTGGGTGCCGGGCATCGGCGGTAAAGGCATCTCCGTGCCGAACCTGCCGCATTTCCACGCCGGTGGGGTCGTGCCCGGCGTCCCCGGTACCCCCACCGTCGCCCTGCTGCAGGCCGGCGAGCAGATCGGCTCGGTGGCCAGCACCGGCGGTGACACGACAACGATCGCGATCCCGCGCGGGGTGATCCTGTCCGGCGACGCCCTGGTGGAGGCAATCGGCCGGGTCGTCCGCCAGCGCGGCGGAAACGTGCAGCTCGTGCTGGCTGGCCGCAATGCCTAGCCAGAGCGTCGCCGTGGAGATCTTCTACGGTGGCGCCTGGCATGACGTCGTCACCGACGACAAGGTTTTCGAAGACGCCCCGGTCACCATCACCCGCGGGCAGGGCGACGAGTCGATCGCGCCGCGCCCTGCGCGGCTGACCGCCCGGCTGGACAACGGCGCCGACAAGTACCGGACATCCAACCCGGTCTCGCCGCTCTACGGGCTGGCCGGTCTCAACACGCCGGTCCGGATCAAGGTGGGCGGGGCGATCCGCGGCACCGCCGAGGCCGCGTCCTGGACCGCGGACGAAACCGACGACTTCCGGGTTGCGCCGCCGCGCGGTACGGCGTGGGTAGACCTCGAGGCCGGTGGCCTGC